TTACCCAATTATTTGCAGCAAAATAATATAAATCTGCACCTGGTGCGGTTCCGGTGGTTTTGCCAACAGAACAACCTGCGACTAAACTGCCATGATAATCAGATGTGTCTTTGTCGCCATTTGGCCACATTCCAACTGTTTCATAGTGTTTTATTCTATCTGCGTATTCGGGGTGTTCGCAATTAAGACGTTGGTCAATAATTGCGATGCCAATATTTTTCCCGGTAAATCCATTACTATGTAAAGCATCCATTTCATCTGGATGTTTAGCATCATTTAGCATTTTTTCTGGATTTATAGTTTCTACAACAGACTGTGGCCATTTTACATTATCAGTCCAAGCAATTAGTTTGCCTGGTGTCAGTTCCCCAAGCATATATTCTTCGTATGGTATGTCTATGTCGGACATATCTAAATTTGTGATTTTTTGTCCTTTTATCAAAAGAAGTAGCACATCAATGGTTTCTGGGTTTGGTATATCCTTGGGGTCAAAATCATTGTATGATGGCATCGTATTATTTTTCATATGTTCCAGACATATATCAATAAGTTTTTGAGTTGGTTTAACTTGCATTTTACTTTCCTTCGTTTGTGAAATTATATCACATTTTTACGATATGATGCAATTTATGGGATTTTTTACACAATTTTTACACGGGGATTTGGTATAAAAACACTGCTCAATGGGGCGGTGTGGTTATATCGTTATTCGTGTTGTATGGTCGCTCGTTGTTTTATCAAATCCATTTCCATTTGTTTTACGATTTCAGAAACACGACCACGAATGCCGGACGGGTTTATCATGTAATTGCCGTCTGGTGTTTGGGTGGCGGTTGATTTCAATATGTCGTTCAGTTCGCTTTGCCAATCGGGTCGTGTCATAAACAGTTGATTCCCAGACAGTGCGGCGGCATATACACCGGCAATATATGGTGCGGCCGAACTTTCGCCACCAGTTATATTGTATTGCCAACCATCTGCACCCATTGGGGTTGTGCGCATATTTGTCGGAATGCCGACTATTTTATCGGGGGTGTATTTTATTGCCCAGTTGTCCAACATTTCTTGGCCTGTCGCCTGTACATCTGGCTGAATGTCTGTCATATTTGGATTATTACATGGCACAAAATCGCGCATAGACATCGTGTAATCTGCTGTCATATCGTCAGAGCCACATAAAATAATTTTTACACCACTTGCCTCCAGCTGGTCAAATAATTCATATACTTGTGGCGAATATTTTTTGCGTGCGCCCCAACTGCAAGACAGAATATGTATTTTGTTTTCTGGTGTTTGGGCATTGTTGAATTTGATTACATCTTGCAAAACTTTACATATTTCTTGGTCAAACTTTTTACGGTCTGGGTATGTGCGTTTTGTAAAGAAATAGATATTTGCATCCGGTGCCATACCGGTATGTTGGCCTGCAATATGCCCAACAACCATACTGGCGTGCTTGTTTGGGGGTAGTTGCTGTCCGTCTATTGCGCCCTCAAAATATTTTATTTGTCCGGCATATTCTGGGTTTGTTGTATCCAGCATATTGTCAATTACGGCAATGTTTATTCCGCGACCCGTTGCGCCGGCATTTGTATTTGGTCGCTTTGCCCGTTCCATTATTTCCATTGGGTTAAAACCATCTGGCATTTTATCGGGGCTTGGCCATATAACATTTGTTGTCCAACCACGAATCCCAGAACGTGGCATTGATTCTGTTGGGGCGTACATAAATAAATCTTTGTGTTCGCGTAAATCCAGCGCAGAAAGGTCGTGATAGTCCAGTGTATGTTCGTTCTTGATTTCATCAATACTGGCAACCTTTTTATACTGTATGCCGGCCTGTTGCGATATTTTATGTCGCATGGCATTTATTGCAGAATAAAACTTTTGAAATAAATTTGACTTTTCCATAAATTAACCTTTGTATGAATTATAGCATAAAAATATGCTCAAAATACAAGTGTTGATTTGAATAAGGTATAAAAAAATACCGCCCGATTGGGCGGTGGTGTTATTTTGTGTTTTCTATGGTTTCGGCAATAACTTGTTTTAGTGCATTGACATTACGACTGCCCAAACCAGCTTTTGTTTTGTTTGCGGCATCTTGGATTTGTGCAATACCAGCATTCAATTTGTCTGCTTTGGATTGTGTTGCAGATAATTCAGTTTGCAATCTGCGTGATTCCATCTTTTGCATTGTATTGCGAATCAATTCACTCAAAAACGCTTTTTCTTCATCGGATACTTTGGACAAGTCAATAAAGGTTGCACTCGTAAAACCACGATCTGACAAAATAAAGTTTCCATTTTGCTCGGTAATTTTCATTGTAATAACGGCTTCGCCATTGCCAGCATTTTTCAAGTTATCTGTCAGGGCAGATTGATATTTACTGTGCGGTGTGCGATTTTCAAATCGTACAAATCGTTTAATACGATTTGGGTTGCTGATTTCTTTGAATGAATCAATGTTTTGACCGTGGTCCAGTTTATCGCATTCATAAACAGCATCTGTCAATCGCATTATTTCAGTAATATTCATTGTGTTTAACATAATTTACTCCTATTTTTATCTTCTTTCTTGTTGTTTTTTATACATAGCCATTAGTTTATCTGGAATTGATTTTTTATCAAATGTTGACATAACTAGTTCCATATCCTCTGGATGTGTTTTTAAATGCCCGACCATAATTGATGTCGCTATACCCAGAAAATTTTCATCACTTGCAGAAATCTTGCCATCCATAATCATGTCAAAATATATTCGTGAATCTTCGGACATATGCTCTACAATATGGGGTGCAACTGTTACGATTTTTTTTGCTATTGTTGAGTCAAGTTTGTGTTCCTTTGCCAATCTTTCTATTTCAAGCATAAGATCAATAGATTTTTTATACTTATTGTCTGTTGATTTGAGTTTATTATTTGCTTGAATTACTGAATAAATAGTAACAGAAAGGATAAGAGCCATATTGACGTACCACCAGAAATGCGGATCAAACTTACCGTCTTTTACGGGATTATAAGCATCCACAAAGGCTTGCTTATATGTTCTTTGGTCCCATGCTGGCAAAATATTTACTTCGCCAAATCTATAATCATCACGAAATAATGCATCGTTACGTGGCTGACTGGCAAAAAGCCATCCAACACTTCCAATCAAAAATGTAGCAACGTTTAGTGCCAGCAGTTTTGGAAATGCTTCAATTGCAGACAAATACGCACCACCAAAAACCTTTTCTGTGGGTGAAAAACTATATTTATTATAAGCCTTTTTCTTTTGTTTTTCTTTTCTTACCGCTTCTTCAGCCATGGCTTTTTGCGCCGCTTTTAATTTTTCTGCCCTTTCGCGATTATCAATTTGTTCCTGTGTTATACCTGGAAATAATCTTTTTTCTGTCATTTTGAATTCCCTTTATTTTGATTATATGTAGTCATAATTTTATTTATTGTTGGTTTGTCGTTAATAATGTCCGATATTAGTTTTGCATCATCTGGATGAGTCTGCAGATGACCGGCCATAATTGCAGAGGCAATATCAATAAAACCTTCGTCCTGAACAGAAATTTTTCCATCCAGAATCATATCAAAGTACACACGTGAATCTGCCGACATATTTTTAATAATTTTTGGTGCGACATTTACTATCTTTTTTGCTGTTGTTGCATCCAGATTATGTTCCTGTGCCAGTTTTTCTATTTCAAGCATGATATCAACTTGTGCATGTGCTGTGTCTAAATCTTTCTTGTGGCTCTTTTTAGCTGATACAACCATTCCAGCCAGGGAAAATGTTGCAAAGGTTATTATCAGCCCCATTGTCAGTCGCCAATCAAAATCGGGGGCAAAATTGCCATTTACAAATGGCCAATACGCATCTTTTAGGGCTTGTTGATATGTTCTTTGTTCAAGATATGGTCCGGTTTTTACCTGTCCAGGTTTGTCATAGTCGGGATCAAAACTTCTGGTGTGTGCGCCATGAATCCACATTACAGACCCCAATATAAACAATGTTGCGTTGGCTATTATATTAGATTTTAACCATGCTGGAACTTTTGAACTCATATGCTGTTTTAATGTTTGGCTGCTTACGGCATATTTTTTATGCTTATCTACATTAGTCAATGTTTCGTTGACCTGTTTTACTTGTTGTGATTTAGTGTCAATTTTTTCTTTCATGACAGTTCCTTTTTTTGTTATTTCATTCCTGGCTTAAAATACACCCCAGGTCCAACATATGCATTTGACGTTTCCGTATTACATATGTCATCAAATATAAATTCAAGACGTCTTTTTGACGAGTCCGTACAAATAACAATATCGTCTGTTCCTGGCCTAGGATTACAGTTACCCGTGCAAGAAACATCTTTTGCATTCGTATAGATTTTTTTCATTTCTTGTGCTGCTTTTTCGTATGCTTCGCGCGGTGTCTTTGTTTGAACATTTGCAAACGTTTGAACTATATTTGTTTTGTTGTTTCGAACTTGTGCGCTACCTATATCCCAGGCGTTTTGCATATTTAGTGGTTCTGGATTGCCTCCTGAAACTCTAGATAATCCTTGTGCTGCAAAGTTAGCCAATCCAGCAGGCAAGGTTGATTCTTCACGATTCATTCCGTATAAGAAATGTCCCAACCAATCTAAGTGTGCAATTTTCCCATCGAATATAACACCATTAGATTCCGATTCTGTTTCTGTTTGTGGGAGAATTCTATATTGTTTAGCGTATGTTGCTTTAACATCAAAATCACCATTAGTTATGCTATCAATCGTGTTTCCTATTGTGTTTGTTATCTTGCCACGTCTTTTATCGTACATTGTATAAACTTCATTTGTTAAATTTACATCTGGTAAAATGTAACTATTTACGAATGCACCACGTACATCACCGCGTTCTGTTCTGGCTGCTGAAACGTCAAAAAACATATCGTTTGTCCAGGTATGCAGTCCTGTATCAATTATATCGCCTGTGGTAATATCATAAATACTTGTGTTAGCCTCATTATTATTAACAGAATTGTTTATTTTATTGTTTTGCCAATAGTTGGTGGCCAGAACGACATCTACAACTTGATAAACTGTACGACCACTTTTTAATTGCACTTGTTTGACATATGTTCCTGGTTTTTTGTTTTTCAAAATATTTGCACGTACTTTGTTGTTTTTTAGAAATTCCGTAAGAAATATATTACATCCTGAATTACTTGTGAATTGTTTCTCGCTACAAGATGTTTCATTGCATGGCAATGGCATTTCACACTTTTTTTTGATTCCATCCTTGTTTATATAAGTACGGTCTATATTATGGAATGCATGAGTTTGGTTTTCGCATTGTTGTATAAATTCATTCATGGAAAAATAGGCTGCTTTATTACGGAACCAATTGCCCATTTCTAAAAATTCATCTTTTGATGTTATTTCACAGTTGTTGCGCATTGCTTTCATTGTGTCAGCTAATGCCCCATAAGACCACGTGTATTTGATATCTTTGTTATCGGCCTGGGCTATCGTTGAATATAATGTTATGAAAATTAAAATCAGCTTTTTCATTATTTCAAAGCCCCCTCGCAGTTCTGTGCCACTTTGACAACTTTTTTGATTACACTTATTTGTGTTGCATTGAATACTGTTGCAACACCTGATGCAATTGTAGTTGCACCTGCAAGTACGTTTGATGCAGTGTTCAGGTTCTTTTCTTTTTGCTTCCCTGTGTTTGTATTATCAGCACGGGTTGCATCTGTGTTTGCAACTGCGGACGTAATTGTTCCTGCCATGCCTGTTGTTGCACCTACGATGGAAGATACCATTGCGCCTTTGGCACGATTATTGATAGGCGATATATCTACATACTCATATTCTATACACGCATCAATTATTTGTTGTGCATTTGATATATTCTCGCCATTGAGTCTGGCCTGCATTACAGAATTTTGTAAGTCTTTAACGGCTAATATGCATTCATCAATTCTTGTTTGTAAATCCTTGTCAACTTTGTTTCCTGATGCAATAATTGCACTGGCCGTATCTGCAACAGTTGCACCAGCAAGTGTGCCAGTGCGGATATTTCCCAGTGTTTTTGATTTTTTTGTCAGTTCTTCTAGTTCGGCCTTTTTTGATTTAATCGTGCTTTGAGAGTTTACAGATGTTATTAGTGTGCTGGTATCAAAGGTTGGCTCAAAATCAGGGACATCATCAATATATATCTGCTTTGTTGCCAGTTCATTTAATTTGTTTATTTCTGCTTGTAATTCTTCTTCTAATTGCTCTGCCTCTGCATCAACCCCAATCTTGGCCACACCTGTCCCCAATGCTACACCACCCGCAATCGTTGCAAAACTCGTGATTGCTGTATTTATGCCGGCCATTGTTTTCAGGTCAACCAATTCATCATCAATGCCAACGCATGCAGTATATGTGGCACGCAACGCATCATCCAGTGGCAAGACGTTTGCCGATGCCATAAATGGAAAAATTATAAAAATTAAAAATCCGAACCGCACAATGCCTCCGTATAGAAAAAAATAACCGCCACAAGTCGGACGGTTGGAGGTTCATAACTATAATCCTAGGAAATAGCGTGCTTATTCAATATATTCGCAACCCTCCAACCAAAATAAAGTTGGAGGTATTTTTTGTCCCCACGGACACCTAAGATTCAAGGGTTATGACGCCCCAACACAGTCGCCTGTGTCGTGATGTATTATATCATATATTGGGCTAAAAACAAATAATATGTGAATAAAAGCCGTGGTTTTATTGGGAAAAATACCATGTTGATTTTTTTATGATTTTGTGATATAATGATTGCCATCAAGCGGACGGTTTTAAGCCGTCTTTTTATTTTGCCCTGACTTTGGTCGGGGCTTTTTTGTTGTAGGAGATTTTATGGCAAATAATTATAGGAAATTGTTGCGTGCTAAACTGGCCAAGAATGACGAATTTTATACACGATATGAAGATGTTAAATCAGAATGCGACCATTATTGGCCGCATTTTTTTAATAAGCGAATTTATTGCAATTGTGATACGGCGGATAGTGCATTTGTAAAGTATTTTACTGAATTAAAAATACAGGGTGTTATTCGTGATGTTTGGTTTAGTGGTGGATTGGGTGGGGCGGACTTTCGCAGTTCGCAATCTGTTGAATTGTTAAAACAGGCGGATTTGATTATAACCAATCCGCCGTTTTCTTTGTTTCGGGATTTTATGGATGTGCTGATACAACATAAAAAGCAGTTTCTGGTTATAGGAAATAAAAACGCGATTGCCCAGCGCAAACTGTTTGATTTGATAAAAACAGATCAGGTGTGGCCAGGGGTACGCAAGTGGGCTGGGGGTATGCATTTTTATGTTCCAAACAGTACGAATACAAAAGATGTTCCTGCTATATGGCTGACAAACCTGTCGCATGAACATAGGGCGCGGCCGCTTGTGCTATCTGCAAAATATAACCCGACCTGTTATCAAAAGTTTGATAATGCGGATGCAATAAATGTGAATAGAACAGCAGATATTCCATCAGACTATGATGGGGTTATGGGTGTGCCAATAAGTTTTATTGAAAAATATAATCCAGCGCAATTTGAAATACTGGGGTTGGATAAAGATTTTACAGATGATTGTTCATCGTGTTCAATAGCCGGAAAAAATGTTTATACAAGGGTGTTTATTAGGAAAAGACTTGCCCAAGTTTATAATAATGTTTAATACTGTAAATATGCTAAAATGCGTTAAGAGTTTTGTATTATCGGTTGTCGCAGTTTTCTGCCTTTCGTTTTCTTGTTATGCGTTTGAGGTTGCAGATTTATCCAATTATAATGCCATTGCCGTCAAGACAATGAAAAAGACCGACACTATTCGGCCAGATGTAAAACATACATTGGAAATTACCGGCACCAAGGGATTGGAATCTGTTTTGGGAAAAGAGAAGAAAGAATTTGAAACTTTGTATGTGTATATTGGCAAAAAAACTATTGAAGAGTATAGCACCGCAAAATGGTATTACTATTATCAGAAATCTTGGAATGGTCGGGGTCGCGGCAAATTGCACTACAAGCGAAATGATATTATGAAATCCGCGGCGGTTGGGGATTTGTTGGTTGTTGCACGCAAACCAAATAATGAATTGTTAATGTTGGTTATAAAAGATGGAAACAGTGCCAAAGATGATGTTCTGGCGCATATAGGAATGCGAGAAACAGAACGCAAAGACGAACCGGCAGACAAGTCGTCTTTTTGGTCTAAATTGTGGGGGACTTCACAGGAAACAAAAACCGAAGAATATGATATTGAACCGGCGGCATTGCCAATACCACCAGTTTCTGAAAAGTCGTGGATACGCATATATTTTACCCCAGGTACAGATTGTGAGGACAATATCGTGGCTGAGATAGAAAAAGCCGATAAAATAGATATAGCAGTTTATTCTATTACAAATCGTAAGATTGTTGATGCGTTATTGGTTGCGAAAAAGCGAGGTGCAAAAATACGCGTTATTACAGACAGGGCAATGGCAGGAAACCAATATTCTTTGGATGAAGAAATGGCCGCCGCCGGCATACCTGTACTTATCCATAAAAAACACAAAATTATGCATAATAAGTATGCAATCTTTGATGGCAAAATGGTTGTAAGCGGTTCGTATAATTGGACTAAAAACGCAACGACATCGAATAGTGAAAACTGCTTGTTCTTTCAACAGCCCAATAAGGAATACAGCACACACTTTGAACAATTGTGGGATTTGTATAGCAACTAGTTGCAAAGTTGCTCATAGACTATGTTGTTGCTGTCTATTTGTTCTATGGTTTGTGCGGTGTCATTTTCATAATCTGCATAGATTGGTTTATACAGCAGGCAAAAATCAGTGCCTGCTGTATTTTTTGTGCAACTTGCGCACAACATCAGAATCAGTAGCAACAGTATGCCGAGCTTTATTAGCCCTTTCCAAGTTCTGTAAAACCGTCTTAGTCTGGCGTATTTTTTCATGGTCTTTTCCTTTCTTTATGCCGATTAAATAAGCCAGCGCAATGGCACTGGCGATAATGTAAGCTTTGTACTTATTCCAGTATTGTTTTATGCACATCTTATTCCCTCCAACAGTTGGTCGTTGCTGTATGGTTGCTGGCCGTTTTCGTGTTGGATAATTGCTTTTACCAGCGCAAGCATGGTGTCATCATCAAACAAGTTTAATTCCGAACCTGCACCAAAGCCGGTTTGATGGCATACACTTTTGATGTATGAATTTGTGTCGTTTTCAATGGTTGGTGCCCATCTTCTGATTATCCCAGATATGGTACAAATCCCATATTTTGTTTGATATACACGCAGAACACGAGCCAGTGCGCGAATACCCCATTTGGGTTCGGTAAATATGCAAAACTCGCCGTCCGATGGTGGTACTGATAACCCAGCCCATTGTGTTCCAGTATGTCGTATGTTGCCTGGATTGTTGTTGCGTATTCCCCTTGGTTTCCTGTTCATTTCTTTGTTCCTTTCTCAAATAGTGATGTTATGTTTTCGCCCAAAGCCGCCGCAATAAATAAGGCGACTATTTCAACCCCAAAGCCACATGCCGCCAATACGACAGCGGTTATGCCAAATAGTGCGCAGGCGTACCGTTTGGCCGATGGGTTGCCGTTTTTATCGCTGAAAATTTGTGCCAGATATTTTGCTGTTTTTTTCATCTAGTTTGCTCCTTTGATTAAAATCTTCACATCGCCCCGAATTTCATAAAGCGATTCCTTGATAATCTTCAAATCTGATTCCAAGGTGTCTGTTCGGTGTTCCAATTGTAAAAGTCTGGTATTTACGGACGCATGATGGGATTCTGCGCGTACAACAAACCCGACCATTGCCGCCATTAAGCCGTATAAAAGTCTGCCATCTACACGCATCTTAAAACCCTCTCTGTCTTGTTGTTTAACCATTGCTGGCCTCCCTTGTTTTTGTTGCCTCAATACTTGTTTTGAATCCCGAACTGTTTAAGGTGTGCCGGCAGGATTTTATTACCCATTTGCCACGAAATTCAGGTCGCCCGACTTGGATATCAATTACACTTTCTGCGCCCAGCATTGGATTGCCAACGGTTTCCAAAGTAAGCGAATATGTGCCATCTGCTATTTCTGCCAACTTTGCATTTGCACGCATTTGTGCCTGTTGTTGGTCGCTGAATGTATCCCTTAATTGAAAAGTGGGGGCAGAACCCCCAACTGTAATTTCTTTTTCTTCGGCCGTATCCATGTCATAGTATTTGGCCATAACCTTGCCGTACTTATTCCTTTCGCTTATTCGCAATCGCATGCTGGATACAGTTGTGATTGGTATAATTGGCATGGGTGCGCCATCTGGAAATTTGCCGGTAAGAGGGTCAATAAATAGCATTTTCTTGCCAGCAATTTTTACCGCCGCACCATAATCTTGTGCCAGTCTTTGGATAAAGGCACAGTCGCTTTCTTCCGTTTGGTCTATGTGGTCAATCTGTATGCCGGTATAGGTGTTGGATAATTCCGCAGACATTCCATATTTGCCAGCAATCGTTTGTACGATGTCGGACAGTTTTTTCTTATCCCATGATTCTGTTTTTGGGGATTTGAATTCGCCCATATCACGCAGGTTGGAATTAGATGAACGCGCTGTTATGATGATTGTTTGTGGGGCGGTTTTTAGTTCTATTTCATCCGCTACAAATTTTCCCATAGGGAATAGTTCGTCATATCCCAGCGCAACATCTAATACTGCACCAAAAGCAGGCAGGGCAAATGCTGAATCCCTGTCGTCTAATTCCAAGGTCATTGTATCAGACACCAGACCGATTTCGTCCGATATAGTCAGCGACATAAGGCGACTTTGTATCAGTTTTGTTATGTCGTTATCGTCCGCTGAAATTTGATATTTTGGTTTCATTGCCATAACTTGATTTTGTTTTTGTTCGTATCTTGTATGATATCTGGCAGTGTGATTTTTATACCGGCAGGCAGGATAGCACCGTATTTAGCAAGATGTCTGTTTTGGGTTAAAACTTGCTCAAGAATGCCATCTGTTTTGCCATAGTGTCGCCATACTATGTAGTCCAATGTTTCGCCGTCTTTGCTGATATAAATTGTCATAATTTATCCTGTAAAAAAAACACCACTACTGTGGTGTTTTGGTTTTTGTCGTTAATGGTTAGTCTTTTAGCAACCAATCCAGAACATTCATTTGCTGTATCCCTTTATGATTTGTTTCTGGGGTTGCATCTGTGGTTAATAAATATTTCGGGTTGTGATCGCGTATTTTTTGCAGACCGCTAATTTCTCGTTCAAATGTGTCTGGGGCTTTGACAGTTTCTGCAACTTGATAGTATTCAGGACCGTTTGGACCAACAGCGACAAAATCTATTTCTCTTGAAACATTTTTATCTGATTTTGCATCGTACATATCCACCTTACCAACATATACTTTGTAGCCGCGGCGTATCAATTCTAAATACACTACATTTTCTAGTAAATGTCCGCTGTCTGTCAAAGGTTGTTTGTCCAACATTATGCGTAGGAAACCAGCATCAACCATATAATACTTATCCATTGTGCGCAGGATATTTGCACCTTTAATATCATATCTCTTTACCTTGTACAATAAATAACTATCAAGAAATGCATCTAAATAAGATTCTACTGTATGCGCATCTATTTTTGTTCCATCGCTGGTTAATATGTCGGATATTCTTTTGATTGACGTTGTTTTGCCAACTTGGTCGCCCATAAAGTGTAGTACGCGTTCCAGGCGACTTATATTGCGTATCTTTTTATTTTCTACAACATCTTTTAAAACAATGGTGTTATATATGTTTTGTATATATTCTCGGATTGCCATGGTGTCAAAGCTCTTGTCATCACGCATATTAAACACAAATGGGAATCCTGTTGTTTCCAAGTAATGTTGATACATTGTTTCCTTGGTGGCAACAAATGGATATGCGCTTACATATTCCTTAAACGATAATGGCAATACATGTATCTCTATATATCGTCCTGTTAATAATGTTGCCCATTGTCCAGATTGAAAGTGTGAGTTTGAACCGGTTAAGTACAGGTCTATATCCTCGTTTATAAACAGACCATCTGCGGCACGTTGGAAATCAGGCACCATTTGTATTTCATCTATGAAAACATAGTTTTTTTCGCCTTTAACCAATTTGCTATCTATAAAGTCAAACAGTTTTCGCCAATCCAGTAAATCCGAATTGCGCGGGTCTTCCATATTTAGTTTTATGATTTGTTTTTCTTTAACCCCTTGAGATAACAATTCGTCTTGAAACATTTTGAATAGCGTTGATTTTCCACAACGTCTAACCCCCGTCAAAATCTTGACGATGTGTTTGTTTTGCCATTTAGAAAGCTGTTCCATATATGTCGGACGTTGTATTAAGGCCATTTTTTATCCTTTTGTTCAGCACATTATAACATAAAACAAAGCCAACTTCAAGTTTTTTGAAATATAATTCAAAAACTCCGAAGTTTTGTGCTTTTTTGGGAATGGCATTCTTGATAATAAATTTACCCTCCCATTCCCAAAACTCCGAAGAACTTCAGAGTTTTGGGAATATGATGTCATAATGCACCTACTACCTGTTGGACAACACCCAATACACCGGCCTGTTGTTCTTCTCCATATTTTTGCAGGGTTAAAGAAAACGATATTTTGCGTGCTGTACCGTCTTTTAAGAAATATGTTTGTGTTTCGTTTATGGCGGTTATGCACCATCTGCCAAATGCCATACCGTTGCCGGATATCAACATCAAAGGAATGCCAAGACCTGCCTCGGCACGCATTAGCGTGATCTGGCGCAGGCCACCCTTGAACTGGGGGTATATTTCCCCTTGTAGATTGATTGTTTCTGCACCGTTGCCAATAAATTGTAAGGCCGGACCAGCACCCAGTCGTTCCTGTTCTGCCCAGTTGTATTCTGTGGAACGACTGAGTGTCTGGTATGCCGCGTTTGAGATACAGAACCGGTATGCACCCAATATCATCATCATATTGATATCAAGTGCCGAGTTTAGGTTCAAATCCCCACCAGCAGATTTTAATAAATCCCCAATAGCCATTTGTGTATCCTTAATCAAAGTTTGCGCCACGGGTTCGTCTGGTGGCTTCGTTTTCCCTGTTGTTCAGTTCCGTTTGTACGGCCACAGCAATATCTTCGGCAGACATACCGGCGGCGGCATTTATGGTTATGGGGGCGGATATCGCCACACTAGATGAATTGGAACTGGAAATCTTGCTTTGTGGCAATTCTACTGGTGCGGCGGCATTTGACATTTCGTTGATAACAGAAACAGTATCGCCAATCTTTGGTGGTTTTTCGGTTTCTTCGTCATCGTCCCCAAACGCCCAATTCCATGCCTTGCCAACCCAGCTGTCTTTTAACCAGTCTTTTACACCGTTGAAGATGTCTTTGGCCTTTTCCCAAAGCCCAGTTATCCAATTCCAAACTTGTTTGAATACCTGTATCACAGGTTCAAACAATTGCTTGAAAAACGCAGATATCGGTTTCCAGTATTTGATAATCAAGGCCGCACCAACGGCAATACCTGTTATTATCAATCCAACAGGATTTGTAAGGAATGCTGTTCCAACAGCCTTGATTACAGGTATAACCGCCCCCAGCGCAATCTTGGCAACCGAGAATATGGTTTTTACTTTGCTGAATACACCAACAATTGCCAGCGCGCCGCCTTTTAGAAATGTAAAGCCATATCCCAGCGCAAACGATGCCAATTTGAACGATGTCATGCCGGCAACAGCCAAACCGATATATTTTATTAGGGTTGGGTGCTTTTCTGCAAATTCGGCCAATGAACTTGCCGCTTGGCCAAATATGCCAACCACACTATTTATTGCCGGTAATAATGTGGCACCAATATTGGTTGCCAGTACAGCCATTTGGTTTTTTAATAATTGCAGGTTGTTCTCGGTTGTGGCAGAACGTGCGGCAAATTCTCGTTGCATAGAACCGGCATATTCGGTTTCATTGGCCACCAGTTCAAAGTTTGCTTTTAAGGTGTCTAAACTTTCAACCAATGAATTGATGTGCCTGTTCGCATTTTCCCCGAACATATCAACCATTATTTGCGACCGCTTAACCCCTTGGATTTTAGTCAGCGCATCCAATACAGCCAGCAACGCATCCTTTCCACGACCGCTTTCTATCATTTCGGTGTATTCGGCCATAGATATACCCAGTTGGTCAAAGGCCTCTCGTGCCGCACCAGATGATACAGGAATCAGTTTCAGACGGCTTGCCATCATATTGATTGCTGTACCTGCTATTTCTGGGGATTTGCCCATAGATACAAAAGTACCGGCAAGGGCAGAAACCTCGTTATATGATAAACCAAATGTTTTAGCCATCGCGCCGGCACGCAAATTGACCTCGGTTATTTCTGGTGCGGTGGCGGCAATGTTATTGGATAGATGGTTAATGACATCGCCGACCTTGCTCATTTCAGAAATGGGCATTTGCAACACATTTGATAATTTGGCCATAGATTGGCCGGCTTCATCTGCGGTTATATCAAATGCAACAGACATCTGCGCGGCGGTTTCCGCAAAGGCTGTTAGTTCTGATTTGGCAACACCCAATTGACCGCCGGCCGCAACGATTTGTGTTAGACCCTCCAATGAAAGTGGAATTGTTTCAGACAGTTTTTTAATGTCTGATTCCATCTGTTTCAATTCTTCGGGGCTGTCAAAATCAACAACCTTTTTAACATCGGCCATCGCACTTTCAAACGCAACTGCTGGTTTTACAAGCTCATATAAACTTGTTCCCAATGCGGCGACATCCATTATCTGTGCGCGGTATGAGGCACGATTGGCAAGGTTTGCCTGTTTTTTAGATTCAATGGCCGCCAGTGCCGTTTGTCTAGAACGCAGGGTATCCAAAGCCTTGCCCAGCGCAGATTGTTCCTTGGTCAGTTGTTTCGTATCTACACCGGCTTGTTTTAGGGTTGTGGATAATTCGCTTAAACTGATTCTGTTCTGCTGGTATGCGGTTTTGGCAAGCGCGGCCTCTTTTTTGGCATTGCGAAAACTGTTGGTCAGTTGCTTTGATGGGTTATCAGTTTGCTTGATAGCAGTGGCCAGTTTTTTTACCTCGGCCTCGGCAGTTCGCCACTGTTGGTATGTGGAAACAGTATCCGTGCGCAATTTCTTGAACGATGTGATGTTTTCATTGGTTTTATCCAGTGCTTTTATCGCATTGCCCAATGTTCCCAATTGCTTTTGGGCAGAACCAAATGCGCCCTTGAACCCATTTCCAAGTTCTGCCCCAATTATAACTGATACAGCTGTTTGAACTGCCATTTTAACCCACCATTTCTTTATGTACTAACACCGCTGTTTGGTGCCAGTTGTAAAAGTCTTCTTCGGTCATTTCCAAGATTTCAGATAACCCCCAATGGGTAATAGCCGATAAGACAACTATCTCGTGTTTGAGGTTTCTGGTGCTGAGCCGAAAAAACCCAAATAAACCTTTTGGACGGATGTATAATCTGTTTCATCAAGTTCCTCAATCACTTTTGGGGAAACTTCGCAAAGGTTCGCAAACAGGGTTATTTCCTTTTGCTCGTCTGAACATTTCATTGCCGTAACCGCCAATCTGTCTTTGACTTTTGAACGGCGCATATTTAGTTCTGTATAAGAAACCCCATCAATATTGACGGGGTATTTTAATTTTATGTTGCTCATATCTTGTCCTTTTATATTCCTAGTGCGGCGCGTATCTCGGCCATTTGGTCTGTGCCATCTATATTGCGAACCATGTTATCAACGTCTATTTCAATCAGGGTTGTGCCATCAATATTTAGACTGTAATACCGGCAAGCAACGTTGCATTTGAGCTGACTTTTATCGCCAGCCTTGAATGTGCCAAAGTCCAGTTCACTGAACATGCCGCGCAACTGAATTGTCATTGGTGTTGTGGTTTCGTCATCTACCAGCGCACCACGCAATGTAAGTTGCACAGCATTGCCAGAAATAAGACCGAACTGTTTAATCAGATTTGGGTCGTATTCAACTAAACTGAAACTGCATTCCAGTTTTTCCATTCCCAAATCAATAGAAATGGGGGCATCCATACCCCCAGCTCTCAATTCTTCTGTTTTAATGGTCAGTTTGGGTGGCGACACTTCTTCTGCACGACCTGCATATCCGCGGCCATCAACAAACAGGTTAAAGTTCTTTAAGATTTTCGTCATAAGTTCCCCCTTAATCATTCAAAGATTTCTTGTAAATAATCATCTACCAGACGACTGCGGAAAGTTATATGTTCTGCTGGGTACGGTACGGAATAGTCAAAATCAAATGTTGGCTTTCCTTGCTGGATTTGACTTGCTGTATTTAATGCAGGGTCTGCCCAGCACTGCCCATTGATAATTGCACCGATGTTTTTCAAGTATCGTAAATAGTTATTTACATTCTCGCATACATCTTCAATATAAGTTTTGGTTATATTTCTATCCACAGCCCATAAATGTGCTTTTAATAAACTGTCGTTTATCATATCGGCAATTCTGCGCACACTCAGATAACACCATTTTGCATCCGTACTGGCTGTTCTGTTCCCCCACAGGCGAAATCCGTCTTGCTGGATAACTGTTGCAATGTTATTTTCGTTCAAATAGTTTGCAACGCAGGCTGAATCCCCCAATGTAAAATCAATTGGTTTGGATAATCCAATAATACCGTTGATTGTTTGATTGGACGGCGAATACCAGAACCCACGGTCATTATCTGATTTGGCGATAACACCGGCAATGCGTGCGGAAAATGGTTCTTCAACCACATTGTCGCCTTTCATAACTTTTGCCCATGGATAGATTGAATACACACGCGGACTATTCAATTTGTTTTGATATTGGGTTGCTTGTTCTTTCGTACCATTTGGGCAATCTGCGATAACAATTCCGCGCAATCTTTCTGCGATTATTGTCAGGGCAGATACAACGGCATTAGTTGTTGCGCCGTCTGCTGTGGTATGTGTGAAACCTGGGGCAATAAGTATGCGTGGTTGTACAGCACATTCTGATTGCGCGGCTAATAATGCTTGTGCGCCTGTATATGTTCCATCTGGGTTTGTGCCACCAACGATATCCGCAGTTGTGATTTTTGTTGGGTCTAGTTCCCCGTCATCATCCAAGTGGTCTTCATTTTCTGGGTCGGCAACATTGATAACAACCACCACCGCGCCGGTTTGGTCTAAAATACCATTCAAGGCGGCCGGTATTGTATATCCATCTGTGTCTGCCCCAAATATTTTGATGGCCTCGGTTTTATTACCTAAAATCAAGGTTGGGGTATTTACCGGACCTTGGGGGGCTGTGCCAACCAAGCCGATAACAGATGATGTGACGGTTTGTATCGGTCGTGAGCCACCGTCTAACTCCACGACCTCAATTCCATGTAGAAATTTATCTGCCATGTTTTTACTCCTTTGTAGTGTTGTCTGGGATAAGTTCGTACTTTTTTAAGATGTCTTCAATGTCAGATAGCAATGCCATCGTGCCGGCTTTTTCTGGGATTTCTATGTCGCCGCCATTATTGATTTTCTTTGCATAAACTTTCGACCATTTGGCACCGTAATAGCCAAGTGTGAAACTGTCGTTATATGGGAAAATCCCTAAACCACTGCTAATACCAAATAGGGTGCGGTTATCGCATACAAAATATGCTATTGGCGAATATGTTAAAAGTTCCACCGACCAAGAGTAGTTATGGCCGACAGGTTCGCCGTATTTAACACAAATTGTTGCTATCCGTTCCCTGTGCAGTTCTTTGGCGTGTACACTTATTTCCAATGGTCCTGTCATAATGCCGCCGGACATTGGCATTTTCTTGTCTAATTCATTTTTTAGAGTTTTAGAAAAAGCCCCTTGCTTATCCCTTGTCCAACGAAAGAAATCGCAATTTGTATCTGTCATATTTATATCCTTAAAGTTGCCTTATTCGTACAAATCCAGTTGCACCAGTTCCTTTTAGAAAACTTGTTCCATTCCAACCAACATCGCCCCCTTTGCCGCGCGTTGTATCTTCCGGCCAGTTGTCATTTACACGACCATTAACAGTTCGGGTGGTGGCTGTTGATGAGCCTTGCCCTGGGGTACATGCGTTCGGATTGTTTATCAGTGTTTCCTGCAATGCAGAGCCAGAAACCGAGCATGTTCCAATTGTTCCAACCGTTCTGTTTGCGGCTGATGTTGATGTGGCGCGTATGCTTGCACCAGTACCGCCGCCGGCACTTGCTGTTAAGTTTGTAAAACCTGTGATTGTTGAGGCTGTGCCAGATGCCGCGGTTGTTGTTCCGCCTGAGGCACTGCTGAATGTATCCGATGAGCTGGTGCCATAAGTTCCAACCGTTATGCTGACTGTTGCGGCAGCGGCTAATACGGCAATTATTTGCAAAGTGCCACCAACCCCACCTTGGGCATAATGTTTTGTTCCCGTTACGGTGCTTCGTCTTCCAACACCGCCACCGCCGCCGCCAATAAGTGTGATTTCGTATGTGCCAGCAGATAATGAAAGCGACTTTGAGCCTGCTGTTGATGATTCATAAATCAATACAGGGTCGCCGGTATAGAATAGTCTGGCAACACCGTCTATGCCGATGTATCCCTTTTTGACCTTGTGTGCCACATTGCTAACACCGACATATATCTTGTTGATTTTCTTTGCCGCACTGCTAACACCAATTAAAGTGTTCTTTGCCATGTTCGTTCCTTATTCATATACCAGTAAAATTTGGCCGGTTGTTAATGAACTGCCAGCCCCTGGGTCAGTTGTTTGTGCTTTGATGTTGCGAACGGTGTATGCGCTTGTTGGACTGGCATTCGCAACCGTTATGGTGTCGCCAGTTTTATTGGCTTTGTTCCCCAGCGAAGTGTTTATTGTTGTCGCAAATGCTGTGTCATTTCCTATCGCGGTGGCCAGTTCTTGTAAGGTGTTTAATCCGTCTGGGGCAGAACCGACAAGATTATTGACCGCTGTTGTTATTGCGTTGGATACAACCGCAACCGCCGCCGTTACGAATGCCGTTGTTGCAATTTGGGTTGTGTTCGTGCCGGCCGCGGCCGTTGGTGCTTTCGGTGTGCCAGTAAAGGTGGGTGAGGCAATATTTGCTTTCTTTGCAATTTCGTTTGTAATAGTGGTTGCAAAGTTTTCATCATTGCCCAGCGCAGTTGCCAATTCTTGTAAAGTATTCAATGCATCTGGTGCCGCACCCATTAAGGCCTCTATTGCCGCCGCAACAGCTGTCGCCACAAATTCTGTCGTGGCAACTTGGGTTGATTCTGTTCCTTTGGTTGCTGTGGGGGCTGTTGGTGTGCCGGTAAAAGATGGCGATTCTAGATCTGCCTTTTCATCAAATTTCTGTTGGCCGGCAAAGGTCAAATTATCTAAATCTGTATTGGCCGCACCGTCTATGATTCCACGAAAGTATGTGACTATAACACTGTCCGCATTGCTAACACGCAATATCATGCGTACACCAAGTTCTTTAACTGTTCCCTCGCTATCCAGTGGTTTGTATGTTGCTGGATATTTACCAACGGCAAACAGGTCGCCAAACTCGTCATAAATACCAATTTCACGAACCCAAAAGCCACCAACATCAGCCTCTATTGTGGCCTCTGTCACAAGGTTGTTTTTGTTGGTTTTATCAACTTGAACCTTGGTCAATTCACAACGATATTGTTCGCTGTGTAATGATGTCATGTCTGCTGTTGGTTCTAGTGTGCTGTTGCCAAATGCCATGTGGGTAAGTGTCAAAGTTTCGCCAGTTGGCAAGGCGGCAAGTTTTTGCAAACCTGTGTTTGTAATAATGGAAAAAAATTCAGACATTTTATTGTTCCCTTGGATAGATTATTGTTTTTTCAAGATGTCCAAAGGCCAGACCAAACTTTGGCACACCGTTATCTGTTTCAAGTTCTGGACGGAAATATTCCAGTTTTGACCGCAGGTTTTTTGTTTGCATAATCGTGGATAAAATCAGTTCGGCATCCGTCATAGATAAACCGTCTTCACGAAATATTGCATATACGCGAAAGTTGTAAGGGTTGCCGGCGTATTCAAACCATTCTTCAATCTTGATGTCTGCAAATACAAATGCCGCCAACGCGCGTTTTAATGCTCCAAGTGTTCCCTTGTTTTTATGCACTTGAACACTTTCCCTGATAACATTTCTTTTGGTGCTGTCGTTCCAATTGTTATCCCAGACATCTACTGACATTGCCCACGCAAGCCATGGAATAATGTCGGAGGGGCATTTATCAGGGTGTGCGAGCCAGCGCAACACATCTGTATTTAATAAAGAAAACCGTCTTGATATGACGGCATCTAGGTCTTTTAACAGTGCTGTTGCGTTGGGCGGTAAAAGTTTATTTTCAACTGTCATCTGCAATCACAAATTCTAGATTTATCTCGGTACATAATGGTGCTTGTGCCTTGGTCGTTGCGATATCTTGTGCCGGCGATTCCAATACGACTTTTTGTACCCCCTCGGTATGCAGGGAATAGAATATGCCAGAACGCGCAACATAGTTTCCAATCGTGCTATGCTTGGCTATGTATGTATCAAGTGCTGTTCGGCAATCTTGTTCCGTTACGGTCATACTGGGGGAAAAATATACATAGACCTTGGCTTTGATTTTGTATTCAATCAGTTGTGCGCTTTGTACCATCACATGGTCTGTTAATGGTCGTTTGTCTTCTGCACTAATATAGTTTTTTACTGTATTCAACAAATCTTCATCTGCTGTGCCGTTGCCGTCCGATGATAAAATGCTTATTAACACCTTGCCATCTGATGGGCTTTGCACACTGGCAGATTTTACCCTTGGGTCTGCGGTTAGGGTGTGAAACAAATATGCCTTTTCCGAGCCGGCGGTTGTAATACCCTCCAATGATAACTGCATGCGATATCGCAATCTTTCATCTGTTTCATCGGGTTGTCTGGTTATGCCATAGAACAGCGCAAGGTTTTCCAAATCACTTTCTGTTGCGTATGCCGGCATACAACCTTTGGCAGATTCATTGATTTTTTGCCGTACCAGCAATTCACGATACGCGGCGCATTCCAACATAATAATTGCTGGGTCGCTTTCCAATAATGCGTCATATTCTGGTTTCCTGTTGCGAAAGTCGGCTAAACTCTCTTGGAATATCTGCTCAAAGGACAGTGTTTCAATAGCCTTGGGTGGTGTCAATTGCGACATATCTACATGGTTCGGGGTTATCAAATTCGCAATGTTTTCTTGTGTGGCTGTTGTCATTTTATCAAAATCCCCCCAATTTGTACTTGTTCATTTGTGGGTATGTATTTCCCATCAAGACTTAAAATCAGTTGTCCGTTTGTCGCAGATATAACAGATACATTGCTTACTTCGAACCTTGGCTCAAAGTTGAATAATGCCTCAACAACATCTGCATAGATTTCTGCGATTAAAGCCCCAGTTATGGGTTGGTCTATTCTTTGGAATAATCTACTGCCATAATCGCGCCGCATAACTCGTGAACCAATAGGGGTGGATAAAATATCCCGTATGCTTTGTTTCAAGTGTTCTATGTCGCTGATGGGTTGTCCTGTTAAGACATTCATTCCTTGCATATCTAACTCGGTTTTTGTGTGGTTGCTGTTTGTGGTGTTGCACCTTGTCCAGCACCAACATATTGAACATTGTGCGTGTGTGCAGACAGTTTTATGCCTTTGCCGTCTATTTCGCCTGTTGCGGTAATATCGCCGCCGGCAGTAAATGAACCGCTGGTTTGGATGTTCCCTGTTTGGTCTATGTCGGTGTTGAATATGATTTTCTTGCTGTCCGTACTGGGGGCAGGATTGGCAGACTGATATAATGCCGGTAATATCACACCCATGCTGGTGTTGCCGTTGGGGGATAATACAAGCACTTGTTCGCCTTGCTTAATGGGTATCCATGTGTCTGTGCTTGGAATTAACCAAGGCAAATATGCGGTTTTTATCTTGCCAATTTGAACCTGTGCTTTGGCTTGGTTGTAATCAACAGCCACAACTTTACCAACGCGAATAATGTTGTTTAATCGCCTGTACAGGTCGCTTATTTTATATGAGTTTTCAATCGTCATTGTTGTGCGTTTGTGTCATATAGGTTAATGTGTATCCCAAGCGAATTGCCCCATAGGTCTTGTTGCCATCAATAGAAAAATCTGTTTCTGTGGCCTTGAACCGCAAAACCGCATTTTTTCGGTTGGGTATATCCCAGCCATCAAGCAGGGTTTCAATTTGTTCGGCTATGGTGTCCAGTTTTTCATCTAAATCGTCTTTGCCGGTATCAACACCCTCAACCATGATTTCCAGTTCGCGTGTTAAATCCCCATGACCGTCAGTATCCCATCGTTCTTCTTTGATAGTTTCGTTGCCGGTATAAACAAGCAAAGCAGGTAAATCTTGGTCAAATAGTGGCTTTGTTCGTGATGTATAAACATTTGCAAAGTTTTCTTTGAGCCTTTGCGCAACCGCATTTCTTATATCAATTCGTGGATGTGTCATATTCGTGCAAGATGAGTTTCCTAGACCCAGGGATATGGTGTTCTATATCTATGATTTGGTATTTGATTTCCCAAATTTCTACATAGTCGCCAGCCCTGGGTTCTGGGTATGAACTGGGGAAATCAACCAATCTAACAAACAGAACTATTTTTGCAGATGAAATATCCGCGCCTGCGTTTTTAAGGTTGATTTCCATATAGCTCTTATGAAAGTCGCCAGTGATTGCAAATGCCTGATATTCGGTGTTCTTTGGGCGGTATAAAACTGGCCGCCCAAATATATTCATCGCAGGTCTATTTACAAAATCGTCAAAGTTGAACATTTTAAGAGCCTGTTTTGGTTAATGTGATTTGGCATGCGTGTTGCCAATAGCCATAGCCAACATTGCGCCAGCTATCCACACCGTATTGATGTGCGTCATGGTCAAATTCATATTCCGAACCCTCGGCTTTTGCTTTGACTTTGACGGCTTCTTCTTCCTGACGAATAAATGCTTTCACATCACCGTCAATACGGAATACATAGAACTTGTTTCCTGTCAATCGTGGGTTTGCGGCAACCGCAATATCCAAGTCGGCCAATACCTTTACAGGGTTGGTCGCGCCGCCAACGGACAGTGGAACGGCCAGCGCAGATTTGGCAACGAACCAATAATTGACTGGCACCATAACCAAGAACCGAGTTGCATTTTCATTCATGGGTTCGCCTTGGTTATCTTTGAACCCGATGATTTGCTGAATACCGTTCAAAATGGCTTCGCGCAGGGCGGCCTCGGTCGGTCCATCAACAGTGCCAACTTCGCCATTGATTGCCGCTTTTGCTAAATCAAATGTGATTTTGTTTGACTGTTCGCCGGACTTTTCTTCTTTGTGGTTGGTCGCAAAGAATGGTTTGCCGTCATAGCACAGATTGGTTTCGCCTTTCTTAATCAACATAGACAGCAATAATGCCCAGTGTGATTTTGTGCGTGTGGCCAGTTCCCCAATACGCACTTTGACTTGTCCTGTTTTGTCGCGGCGCAAATGCTTTACAGGAATATCAATAGTGGCCTCAAAGTGCTTGTTTTCAATGCTAATGCCATTTGATGTAAAACCTTTTGCATGGCGGCCGCCAATCCATTCGCGCATAACAGGACTTTGTCCAATCCACGCATATTCTTCGGTATCCTGATCTGATGTAAAATAATTGGAAATGGCAGAAATCCATTCCATGCCATCATCTGCGTTCAGTCGTTTGTAAAATTCGCCGATAATCGCGCGGCTAGATAATTTGTTCAAAGACATTTTTTACTCCTGTGATTCTGTGGTGGTTGTTTGTGTTGCGGCGGTTTCTTCTGATGTCAGAAAATCAAATGCAACAATTCCATAGTCAGACCGTTCAAAACGAACCAATTTCCCAACATAGGAATTGCCGGTATCGGTTAAGGTAAATGTGTTATCATCTGTTGCATAAACCCTTGCACCAACATCCGATAAAGCAATACCGCTGATAAACAGCGATATCTTGCCTGCGGCTTTGACATCTACATTTTTGTCGCCTTTTGCGCCGTTGGAGTTGTCGGTATGTTCTTTGGCAAATCCAACTGCGTTATCGCCTGCTTGTAATGGGCGAGCATAGCCATCGGTTGTACGACCAACCAGCGCACCCTCATAAATCTTTGTGTTTTCTTCTATTGGCAGGCTGTTGGTGTCGTGTGGTATTTCATAAATACGGTTTGTATCTGTGTTTAAGCTCATGGTTTATTCTCCTTTGTTTAATACTTTGATTTGGCCGTTTTCCTGTGCCAGATAGAACGCAAAAAAAGCGGCTTTATCGCCGCCAAATTCTTTGCGAACATCCGCGTTGGTGTTCCATTCGTGTTCTGCGCGTTCATCGGGTGTTGCGCCAATTGGTGCGCTTGCTTTTGGACGGCTGGGGTCAATAGATGGCAATGTGGAATCTGCGGCTTTCAGAGATGCGATATATTCGCTTTCTTTGGCTTTTTCTGCTTTCATAATTTCCAGTGCCAATTTTTCTGCGGTCATATCTGGGTCGGCTTTCGCTTTTGCCAATAAGTCTTCATGGCCGGCTGTGATTATTTGTTCCAATGCCAATATGCGTTCGCGTTCGGCTTTTGCGCCCTCTGCACGCAAGGCTTGTGCCTGTTCTGGTGTGATTTGTGGTTCTTTCTTTTCCATGGTGTTTTTTCCTTTTGGGTTAGTGGTTAGTTTGTAAAGCTCTGATATTGTTTTTTCGTATGTGGATAAACTGTCGGCCATGCCAACCTCAACAGCCTTTGCACCAATCAAAACACCGCCTTGGCCGTATGTGGTTTTGACGGTGTTTTCATCTGTTTTGCGATATGTGCAAATTGAATTGATAAATTCGTTTTCTATTGAATCCAGTTCCGCACGAATTGTGTTTAATCCGTCATCGGTTCGTGGGTCTGGTCTTTTGTTTTTGGCATTGCTTGATACGATTTCAATCTGTTTGTATCCGTCCATGTCGGGGGATTCTTGAACCGGCACGCAAGATACAATCCCTATACTGCCCAATATGGCAGATTTGTGGCATACGATTTTACTGGTTGCGGATGCCAACCAATACGCGGCCGAACAACAGTTGCGCCCAACATACGACCATACAGGTTTAATTTGGCTGGCGGCATTTATCAGTTCTGCCAATTCGGACGGACCAACGGCAACACCGCCTGGACTGTCAAAATCCAACAGTATTGCGTTAATGTTGTCATTCTGGGTTGCCGCATGTATTTCCAGCGCAAGGGTGTCCAATGCCGTACCGCCGATTAAATATGTGAATAAGTCATCGTGCGGTGTAATAACCCCATGAATATGTACAACGGCTATGCCATCACGAATTGTTGTTTTGCAGTTGCGTGTTAATGGTTCTTCTGGTTTTACAGAAACTCCTGCCTTGTGTTGGTTATAGGTTGTAATAATGTCGCGCAAGATATCTGGTTCTATTGCCCAGTGTTTTGCAATGGTTTTTAGTTCGTTCATTTGGGTTTCCTTTGGTATAAAAAACACCCCACCAAAATGGCAGGGTGTAGTGTTTTATTCGTTTTTTTACAGGCTATTTATTCAAAATGTAGAATACACCTTTTGTTGTGCCTTGCTTTTTCAGATAGCCCTTGTTTGCAAGGGATTGCACAGTTTTGCGTACGGTTTCTATATTCTTGCCTGTAAGTTCAACAATTTCTGCAACAGTCAGTTCGGGTTTGTCTGCGAACAAACCTAAAATCAACATAGGGGTTGCTGATAACTTGTTGTTCTCGGACTGTTTCATTTTTTTAATCTTTGCCTCCAAGTGTCTTTTCTGTTTTACCAAAGACGATACGAAGAAAGTCAGCCAAGGTTCATAATTAACTTTGTCTGTCCATATTGTTTTTTGCGTGCCGCGCAATGCACGATAATACGCATCTTTGCTGGATTCAATTATTGATTCCATTGAAGAATATGGCATATAGTCGTATCCGCTTTTTAACATCAACAGAACAGTTAATGCTCGCGACATTCTGCCGTTCCCATCTGTGAATGGGTGGATAGACAGAAAATGCACGATGAATACACCGATTGCAATAATTGGGTGGAAGAATTTGTCTTCCAATGTGTTATTGGTCCATTTGAAAATTTCTTCCATTAAACGCGGTGTATCAAATGGAGTTGCTGTTTCAAATATAGAACCAATTTCATTGCCGTTGGCATCAAAAGCTGCAACACGATTGCTGTCTTTTTTGTATTCGCCACGATGTCTTTCGTCTTTGTCAGAATACGTCAATAATGTTTTATGCAACTGTTTGACATAATTTTCTGTCAAAGGGATATCTTTATAGTTGTCAAATATTATCGTCAATAAATCTGAATATCCGGCAACTTCTTGTTCATCTCGTGTGGCAAACGACTTTTTGTTGATGTGGCTAAACAGTTCTTCAACTTGTTTGTCCGTCATCTTGTTTCCCTCAATACGGTTGGAAGAACCGATTGATTCAATCGTTGCAACGCGGCGCATAACTTTCAATTCATCTGGTGATGGACGTTCAATACCACCAACCCAAAGGCTGTTGAATTTATCTATTTCTGAAATTCCATTCAGCATATCAGCTGTAATAACTATATCACGATTGCTGGGCATGTTTGTACCTCTTATGTTATTCTAGATATACAGAATATTACAGGATATTACAGAAAAGTCCAGTAAAAATTACAGAATATTACCAGATATTACAGAATAATCGCCCTGTTATTCGCCTATATCCGATTGGCTGGTGTCTTCTATAAGGCCAGCCTCGGTACGCAGTTTTTGTTCTCTGGCGCGTTGAGCATGTTTGACCTCCCAGTTGCCGCCAGTGATTTGGGCGGTTTCTTCTTCCAGTGTGGAAACACCCATCTTGACCCGATAGTCCGCCGCGCGGATTTCTTTTAACTGGTCTATTTGCCCCCTTGGTGGTCCAATCCATTCTGTGCCAAGATAGGCCGCACGAACAAATGGGTTAGAAAAGAACCCTGGGGCTTTCAAATAACCTTTGGCAACGGCCTCGGTTATTACCATCTCATACACAGGTTGGCAGAACTGTGCCGATATCCATTTCCTGCGTGTGCTGAATGTTTTCCATGCCTCAACCAGCGCAGCCTGTGCGGCGGAATAACTGGCTGTGAAATGTTTTATCAGTATTTCAAATGGGATTTCCAACGCAACACCAATCTGCCGCAAGATAGATTGTACAAACCCATCAAAGGCTTGGTTTGGTCTTTTTGGGTCTGCTATCTCTATGGCCTCGTTGGGTTGTAAATCTAGTATTGCCCCAGGCGACATCTTATAGTCGCCGCTTTTTGCCGGTTTGCCTTGTTCACTCCCCATTGGCAATAAACCATCTTCTGTTTCGCTTTTTACAAATATCGTGAACATAGATGAAATAACCGCGGCGGCAATTTCAGCCTCGGTATATCTATCTAACTGTTTTAGACTTTCAATAACAGGGGCAAGATAGGGTATGCCGCGCGTTAAATCGGGTCGTGTGCGTACAAATATGTGCAATACCTGTTTGTTGCCCAAATTATCAAATGCCGGCACACGAACAGATTCAACTACACCACGCTCGGGGTCGTCTGGGTTGTGGTTCAATACATGATACGCAACAGGCGCACCATCTGTATCAATCTCTATGCCGGCAACAATGTTATCTGGGTCTGCCGGTTGGGATGCAACTCTATCGGCCTCTATGATTTGCAAGGTTGTGCCAAATGGACAACCTTTGCGTTCGCGGTATTTACGCAATACAAATACATCGCCACTTTCCAAACAGGAACGCAGTAATAATGCCTGCATGTCTGTAAATGTTTGGTTGCGCGTAAGGTCGCAGTTTTGGCTGTTTGCCCATATTGCAAATATGCGTTCTGCCTCGGCCTCCCATTCTTCCATATCATCTTCGGACTTAAAGTATTGTTTTAATACTTTACGGTCAATATGGCTTTGGGGGCGCAAGCCGGTTCCAATCACATTTGTAATAACCGTATTGACTGCGCCTGTGGCCAATGGAGCATTGCGCAATAAATCACGACTGCGGTCGCGCAATGTTGGCAAATCGTCCAATGAAACATTATCTGCTGAACCACTGTACGCATTCCAAGTTTGGGTTTGGCGGCGGTCGTGTCGTGCGCCGGTAAAACCACCCAGCAATGCCATTTGGGTTCTTGCGTGCCACCGCTTTAATCCTGTCTGTGGCGCAACCCATGAAATGGCTTTGTCCAAAATTGTTTGCTTTGGTATTTTCATATCTGTTCCTTTATACGGCAACAACATTGCGCACACGAATGCCAGCGCGCTTGTTGGTTTTGATTTGTTTTATCAACCATTCTTCTCGTTTTTGTAATGTGTCTAAACTGGCCTTGGTGACCCTTTGGCCATTGTAAGATGCCTCTTGTGCGCCAGTTAAGATGTCGGTTATTGCCTGTTGGACTTCTGATAGTTGTTGTTCATAGGTTTTCATAAGTCTATTCCTTTGCTCCGAACAGAACGTCCTTTTGGTGTTGTGGTATTGGGCTGTTCTGTTTGTTGTTTATCTGCTTTGCGTGGTTCGGCTGTTGCCATCTGTTCCGCAGAATAATCTAGGTTGAAACGATAGTTTCTTACCAGCGCACGCAAAGCCGCATAAGCATATACGCGGCAATCCAAAGCCTCGGTTCTTACACCGTCCTTGCGTGGTCGCCATTCACGAATTAGTCGCCCATGTGAAAACCGCTTTTTTACGATTTCATTTGTTAGCTGTTCAAACCATTCGTGGCCGCGTTCCATAGGAAAATGCCAACAACCTGTGCAGTCTGGAATATGCAACCGCCGCATTAAGGTGTCTTTGGCATCATTCACACCGATTACATAAACCGGCTTTTTTGTTTTCCATGATTTACTGGCGGTGGCTGGCCATATTGGTTTGCCATATCCGCCATCGCCTTTGATGGCAAAGACCCTAGATGAAGAACGAGCATAACAATAGTTGATTACATGATCTGTATAATGGCCGCCACTATCAACGCAACAAGCCAAAATCCCAAGGTCTGGTATGTTTTTGCTGTGTGCGTATCTGCGCATTAAAACCTCGTCTAGTTGCCCCCATAATTCGGGTGTAGATGGGTCGCCAAATAAAACCAAGTATTCAATACTCCATGATTCTTCGCCGCGCCCCCAGCCGACAACCTCAACCTCAAGACGGTTGTCTTGAACATCAACCCCAGCGGTCAATACTGCAACCCCAGCTGGCAAATATTCGCCAAAGTGTTCGCGCCGTATCATAAGATTTGTTGGGTCTATTTGTTCGCCGGCCATATCTTCCCAAGATTCAGCAAGTTTTGTATTCGTCCAAACTTGCAATCTTGATGGTTCGTCTTTGGCCGCTAAAAACTCTTTCGCAATATCTGTCCAACTTATCCAGCCATGTGGCGAATACAACGAGGACAGATGAAAACTTGCCACATCTGTGTTTAATGGTTTTGTTGCAATCCAATGGCCGCGAGCAAGAATGGTTTCTTTTTCCCAGTTGTGCCACAAGACACCGCACTTTTCGCATTTATAACAGGCCTCGGTCAAGTTCTTGCTGTCAAATACCACATTTCGCCAGCGCAATACTTGATAGTGATTACAATACGGACAGGGAACATGATAATATCTTTGGTCGCCCTCTAAAAAAGCCTGTTCAATTCTACTGGCATCCTTTATTGTTGGGGTTGAAATCATAAAGATTTTTTTGTTTGAGAATGTGGCGGTTCGTTGTATTGCCAAATCTACTGGGTCGCCCTCGGTGCCGGCTTCCTTTGGGTATTCGTCTATTTCGTCCAAGAATAAATATCTGATTGGTACAGAACGCAAGCCGGATGGTGCGTTTGCGCCAGTCATTATCAGAACGCCGCCTTTGAATTCCTTTTGTAAAATCGTGTTGCCACTATCACGAGATTTCTGGGGCATAATGCACTTTGATAGAATTTTTGTGGCCTCTATCATCGGCATTATACGCATTTTTGAATTGCGCTTTGATGTATCTATGCTTGGATTAACAATAAGTGTTGGTCCAGGGGCGCGGTGGATAATATAGCCAATCCAATTTAGACCAGCCTCGGTGCCACCAATTTGCGCCCCTTTCATAAACACAACTTTTTTTGGGGTGCTGTTCGCAGACAGGCAATCCATTATTTCTTTCAGGTATGGTGTGCGACTGGTTTTCCATTTCCCAGATTCTGCACTGGCCGCTTGTGAAAGAACACGATATTTATCCGCCCATTCAGATACAGTAAGATTGTCGGCGATACTTAATGCGCGTTTGATATCATCAACTATCTCTGTCTTCCAAGTCGCTGGCTTGGGTGTCAATGGTGCTGATTCTTTGGTCAAGCTCATTTCTGTACTCTGATATCATTTGCTTTGTATCTTCTTCCAGCAGACGAGCAATCTTGGCTATATCATTTTGGTGGGCAAGTCTTGGTGCTAAACGCGTACCACGAGCAATAAACTTTTCTTTCAAGTCCGTAAATATCAAACTTATGAATTTGCGAACTTCGTCTTTGGGAACAACAAGACCTGTTTCCCGTTGCAGTTTTAATCGCAACAGCCCAGTTTCGTGTTTTAGTTTTAATTCCTGTGTTGATTGCAAACTGGATAATTGTTTCGGATGTGATTTCATCATATTTGTATTTGCCGTCCATTCTTGGTCTGCGGTTGCTGGGTCAATCGTTCCATCTTCAAGTTGGGTTATGCGACCCTCTTTGATTGCATTTTGCACAGCCCTATGATGAACCCCCCTGTGTTGTGCATAGGCACGAATACTGATTCCTGTTTTTGACATTAAATACTCCTGTTGATATCTTTGCGCCATACGCGGCAGGGCTTTAATAACTTTTGCATTTCTTTGTCAAAAGCAGTGATATCCATGTTGCCGCATGTGAAAATATCCAAATAGCAAAAGTCATATTCTGGGTATGTGTGCAGACTGGCATGGCTTTCGGACAGCAGGCTCAATATGGATAAACCCTGCGGTTGGAACTGGTGCGAAAATGTTTTAATCACATTCGCGCCAGTTTTCTTGACCGCGGCCTCAAACTGTTGCTCGGTACATTCACAGGTTTCACAACCGAAATAAGATAAAATTCTATGCTTCGCTGTTATCATCTTCTTCCTCTGCAAAGTTATCTATGAAAACCTCGTTGTCGGGGTATAGTTCTTTGATTTTGTTTGCCGCGCCTTTGTAAAAGACCAAGACATTTTGATGAACTTTTACAACCTTGCGACATAGCATGTTGTGGGCGGCGCGCCTTGGGGCAGACCCCAAACTGTCGGCAAGTATGATATCGTTGTAAAATGCAAAACCGTTTCGCTGGAATAATCTGATAATGTCATCTACAAAGTTGCGATAAAATCCTGTTTTCTTGTTTCGGATATTACTTACAACAATTACAGCAAACCGGTTGTCTTTTAAGCACTTGGCTGCATCTGTAAATGCGTTATCAAGAATCTTGAAAAATGCCTCGTATGTTGGCTGGTTGCTGGCATCATCTGGTCGGTCTGAATACACTTCTAAATCGTAATATGGCGGACAAGAGAACAAAAAGTCTTGGCTATTCGGTTCAATGTGCTTTGCAACATTTTGCCCATCATCGCAGATGTATGTGGCCGATAACCCCTCGCACCGCGTACTGTTGATTGCCACTTGTTCGGGGCGCAATTCAATACCGGTAAAATCACAACCTTTGGTGGCGGCAACAAATCCAAAACTGGTGTCGCCTGCGAATGGGTCAAAACACTTTGGTTTCGTGCCGGTAGGCATACCAAACCAAGACAGCATTATTTCGCATAGAACAGGGTCAAGTATGCTTACTGTGCCAAGTTCCGCAATAAATGTGTTTTCGGCAAATAATGTGCCTTGTCTGCTTTCGCCGTTTTCGCCAATAAGGGCTTTCCATTGACGTTTTCTGTCCTGCCAATAACCCTTGCGAACTTCTAATATTGAAAATGGTGGAACACCAAACTTTTCAGTCAAATTGCCGTTGTTTGTTGATGTGGGTTTGTCGCTTTCAATCGGTGTGGATAAAATCTTATCTATAAAGCCATCATCAAATCCCAACACATCTAGGTCTTCGCCCATTTCATTTAATGCGGATAATTCTGTGGCCAGCAAATCCATATCCCAACCGGCATTTAATGCCAGCTGGTTATCTGCGATAATCAACTTATGCCGCTTGGCCTCGTTCAAATGTGATAAAGCCACAACCGGTACTTTCTGCAATCCCAAACGCATGGCGGCCAATAAACGACCATGACCTGCAATGATTTCGCGCGTATCCCTATCAACCAATATTGGGTTAGTAAAGCCAAATTCACGCATGCTGGCTACAATTTGGTCTATTTGCGTGTCGCTGTGTGTGCGTGGGTTGTACTTATAAGGCACTAAATCTTCAATATTCCATACAGGAATACCTTCTGGCAAAATGATATTGTTTTCCATGTTTGTTTCCTTGTTGTTGGGTGGCGAGGCATTTCTGGCGACACAAATCTACTGGGTCGCCATGTTGCGGTTGATAAAAATCCAGTAAAACAGGCACTAACTACAACTCTGGCTGGCGAGGCAACCAAAACTTATGTTCTAGCAATCTATCGGGGTCGCCTTTACCCACGATAGTTTTTATTTTGAAAGTACCTTGGTTTTATTACGGGATATTACGGAGATTGTCGCTAAATATGCGCGGAAACTCTTTTATGGATACATCCGTACCCAGTTCCAACATATTTAGCCGTTTGGGGTTATATGCCAGCTGTTTTAGATGATAGAGTATTCTAAGCTGGTTGTTTTGCCGCGCGGCAATTACAGAACCGCCAGATGGCAGGCGCATAATGAACGAACCGGCAACATCTGTTTTGCGGCCAGCTTTTACTTGGTGCAGGTTGTCATATTGTGGTATGGCCAACCGACCATCTTTTGGGTATTGTTTGCCGCCGGTTTGTTGTAGTGCGGCAAATCCAGCCATGGTATAAACCTTGGCTTGCAGGTTTTGTTTGTTGGCAGGATAAACCTTGATGGATTTGAGAAAGTTCGGTTTTCTTAATACAAACGCGTCTTGGATGTGTTCCTTGATTTTTTGCTGTGCCTGTTGCG